TAATCCACCAAGAACATATGCTGTAGTTACGGTACTTGCTACGGTAAATGTTACTGTAGATGGAACTGCTGTAATAACAGCTCCTTGAAGGTTATAGGCTACAGGGTCAACTCCTGAAATATTTACAGTGTTACCTATTGCAAACCCATGTGGTACGTCTGTAGCAAACGTCACTGCTGTGCCGGTTGTAGAAACACCAACAATGTTTGCTTGAGGATACCCTGTAGCTGCTTGCCCATCATTTAAAGGTTGTATATATAGATTAACATTAGTGTATACACTAGATGCTGCACTAGATTTTCCTACACCCTCAGCTAAATTTGCTAAGAAAGAAAAATCTTCTAAAGTTACCGCTCGACGTCTTGTTGATACGGCAGCTTTAATTTTATTTTTAATATCTAACGTAGTGTCCCCATCAGCACCTCCTACAGCAGGTGCGCTATTAGAAACAGTAAAGTAAGAGGTAATTTGTGGGTCTAAATTTCCAGGAAAAAATGTAAGTTCTGTAATAGACAGCGACTTAATATTTCCTGCAGATCCAACGCTTACCTTATATGTTGCACTTATAAGCTGGCCGCTTGGCGGAATAGCACCGTTTACATTGTCACCAAATACAACATCAATTGTTCCATCTTCATTTGGAGCTGTAGTAAATACTCTGTCGCCAGGGCCAGCCTCAAAAAGATTGTCTACATATGTCCAATTACCAAAAGCAACTCCTTGACCAACGTATACAGTAATTGACTTATTTACGATACCTGACTCAGGAATTGTAAAAGACTGTGTAGCTCTACCGTCTGATGTACCTAAGTTAGCTGGCAAAGCAATATTAAATGTGCTGTCAATTAAGTCTGGCTTATCAGTATTTACGGTCTTTCCTTCTTGACATGGAAGAGTAATAGACGCTCCAGGAACAACCGCAGTAGCTGAGGTTGTAGTTTCAAAATATACTTCAGAATAAGCACCAAAAGAAAGAGGAGCCATAACTTGAGTTCCGGTAGGAATGTCAAGCGTGTTATTACTAATGTTAGTAAAAGTTACGTTTACTGTAGCTGGAGTTGGGCCTGATAGTACATAGTCATAAAGTTTAGCAAAAGACAGCAAAGTTTTACGTTGAATAGCCGTGTCAATAGTAGTTTCGTTTGCAATGCGATCTAGATAGTGAGACATGATATCTCCCATATATGCAAACGTTTCTACAAGCACATTTCCTAAATCAGAATAATCAGTAGGATCCCAAGTAGTATTGGTACGCTCTTTGATTAGATCAACTAAGTCTGCTTTTAGTGCAGCAAAATCTCTAGATGTATAGTCAATTTGCATTATCTTAATACTCCCTTGTGGTAGTTCCGTCGTAGTTAATTGTTGCAGTATTAATTGTTAAGGATGTAAGTGTATCATCTGGAAGCTTTAAGGACACAATAACGTTTTCAGTACCATCCGTGTTTTCTCCAGCAAAGTCGACTGAGGTTACAGTTACCTGAGGAATCCATTTTGAGACCGCTTCAGATATGGCAATAGGGATGGCAATTCTAGCGTCGCTATTGTTTTCAAACAGAGTCCTGCTCCAGTCAACTCCATAGGTTGGCTGCATTGGGCGTTGACCAACGTAAAATGATAATAAGGTTAGGACCTTATCTAAATAAATTTTGGCAGGAGACTCTGTGTATTGAACTAGCCCTGTGGGGCTGATAGTATACGGAAAGCTAATTGCTTTGGTCATGATTGTACTCCTATCCATACCGGGTAATCAGGATCCCCAGCGATAAACATAACCCACACTAATTGGTTTAGTGCTGGAACAGTTCTATGAAAAGTATGCTCTGGAACCTTGTTACTAGTAGATGAGCTAGTTGTGCCAGGAGCGCTTAAACCGCTAGCAGCAGTATATATGCTGTCGTCTAAAACGTCTGTAGTAGATGTAGGTGATGCTACAACAACATTCTTAGTTACCATAGTTTTAGTAGTAGTGTGGGGATGATTTAATTGACCCCCACCAGGTTTAGCAACAACAGTCAAAGCAGGAATAGTAACGGATCCTCCTTGAGGATCCGCTGCTGTGGTAGCAGTAGTTGTTAACAGGGCTGCAATTTGTGCGGCTGTGTGTGGTTGATGATCTGGGTGGTAAGACGAAGATGTGATTGGCAAACATGCTGGGGCCCAGTTATGGGACTCAACTCCTGTAGGTCCATGAACTAAAACTTGAATTCTATTCTGCTTTAACGGGTCATTAACACTAGTTACTTGTCCAGAATAAATCCCATAAAAACGAGGACGACCTTGTGGGTCCATCATATACTCAGATGCAGTGCTCATTTTAATACCCTTCCGCTACTAGTAGCCATCCATTGTACCGTCTTTTTTACCCCAGCAATATTTGGTGCTTGGTCCTTAAAAGCAGTTGTCCCAGCAATTTTTGGCACAGCAACTTTAGATGTGTTTTGAACAGCTGTTTTAGGAGTTACCCCATAGGTAAGATTTACAGTAGATGCATTAGGAGAAAGACTATACTCGCTAAGTTTAGCAGGAGATACAGTCAAAGATTGATTAGCAAAATCGCTTTGCACATCTCTAGTGTCGGCCCTAGTTTTAGCTTGTGGATCTGTCTCACCTATTACATCTGTGCCTACTTCAATGTTCATTAAGTACTTTGCTACACGGCCACCAAAAACATGCTCAATAGAAAGAACAGTCCAGTATCCGGACATTCCATTTGGAAGACCATCTAGGTAGATAGGGTCATACGGGCGCAGAGTTGCGTGCCCGACAATTGTTACTTTTGCCCTATGTTGATACTTTTTAGTATCACTAAACGCCTGAGCAATTTGCTTTGAGTTAGTTAAATCCTTAATAACTTCATGAGGATAATGCGTTTTAAAGAACGCTGTTTGAGTACCATCAGATTTATTAGTTGAAAAATTACTCATAGTGTTTCCAATTTTTTAGCAAAGTAGCTCTTACTTGGAATAACCACGCCAGCGTTTCCTGGAGCCGGTGCTTTATGAGTGTGTGTGGCCTTAACTGCTGCTCCGGTGTGGGTGTTAACTCCGCTAATAACTCTGTCTATACGCACTGAATTCTCTGGTGATTGGTCAGAAATTATTGGTTCAAAAGAAAGAATAGTTCCAGTCATACGTAGAGATGCGGGAACAACGCCACCAATTTCATCGTCAACATAGTTAAAGTACGGAGCAGAATTTTTTTGACTTTGATAGATTTTATTTTTAGATACAAAAATTATAGTTGTATTCTCAGCACGTAAAGCAAACCCGTTCTGTTTAGCTAAACTTCTACACAGCTGCCAATCACTTTGCCCAGACTGAGATACTTGAGCACGAACTCTTGGGTCTCTTTGAGTAACAGCTTCTAAGCTATTCTTCTTAGCAATTTTAGATACAACTTGATCTGCAGTAACATTTTTATAAACCTTTTGATCTGTGTTCTTTAAAACCCAAGACGCCCCTACACACACAATGTCGGTATTTCCACCCTTGTGAGAGTTGTCTTGTCGAACATGGTGAATATACCCGTTCCAAGTAGACTTAAGTTTTCCTGAACGGTAGGTAAATACTATGGGGTCTCCAGACACAATAGCGTTTTTTCTATTAGTAGGTTTCCCTTTATAGTGAAGAACTAAACGATCATGCTCATCAGGATCCTGATGTAGCTCAGCTCCAATTAAAATAAGCTCCATATCAGGTGCTTTAGGAAACGACGCAACAAAGTCACTATCTTTTGCGTTAGAGTTCCATACAAAATTCTTTTGTGCGGGGGTACCTGAATACTTAGTTGCCATATGGAACCCTCAGAATCGTGCCTTCTTCAATGTCAAATGGATCTAAAATTTCTGGATTAATGTCCAAAATTTCCCACCAATACTTGGCCCCTACTCCAAAAACTTCAGCAAGACTAGAGAGGTTGTCTCCGCTTTTCCAAGTGTAAGTAATGTAGTTAACTTCTTTACTGTCAGAAAAACGTCTAAAAACAGAGATAACAAATCCTTCATCATACTTTTTTGGAGTCTGAGTTAAAGAACCGTCATAATATCGAGAAACTCTTTCTATCATTTTTATCCCCTTTGAGTACTAGCTAGGTATTCTTTAGTAGACGCAACAGAGGCACCTGTTCCAAAGGCTTCTGTTTCATTCCAAAGAGCTGGGTAACGAGCAAAGGTAATGCTGACAGTACTAAGCATAGGCACCATGTTTAGATCAAACATTGCGTGGTTTACTGAAAAACTTGCGACAGATCCATAGTATCTTAAGTTTTCGTTTAAGACCAGCCAGCAAGGAACGCCGGTTGTATATCCAAAGTCAGCAGTTGCGCCTTTATATTTTGTGCTTAAAAGTAAAGATTCTTTTAGAGGATCTCCGTTTAATACTCTGTACAAAAACTCAATATCGTATTCTGTTCCTCGATTTAGAATTCCTTCTCTTTCTATATCATCAAGAGGTCTTCCATAAACCTGGGCTTCAGGAACTGTTTTGTTTTTTAAACGCAGGTATTTTAAGTCAGGAATACGATTAATATATACTTCAAAACTAACAGCAGAATTACCTGTAAGTAAAGTTGCAGGGTCGCTTGCTCCTAGAGTCCAATCTACAGAGTTGTTAGATGAACTTTGATATCCAAAAGTAGAAGGGTTATACATAAACCTAAAGCCCCATTGATTTGTAGCTCCCTTAGAAGATACTAATTCTTTTAGTTTGTCTGGGTTTTTATTTAAAACAGCTGCGCTATTTATATCTTGAAAAATTCTTCCACGATCTTTTTCTGAAAAAGCAGGAACAGTATTAAAAGCATCATCTTTTCCATAGTCAACTCGTTCTGCATAAGAAATATTTCTTGCATCACGATGTGGGGGCGGATTCCATCTAGTATCTCCCTTAGGAGGAGTTACAGTAGTGATATCTTTTAGACCATTACCACTAGAAGTTTCTCCACATGCTGCATTTGATTTAGCAGCAATCATCTTATTAGTTACATTCTTTTTAGTCCAAGCAGCTAGTTTTGTTTTTGTAGACAGATCATCTGCACTTGGTATAGTGCTTTGCTTACACTGATCTCCATTTTTTGTGCATGTCCAATGTGCTTGATAGCCTTGTCCACCAAACTGTGGAGTTTTGTAGTTAACAACAAAGTTCCATAAATCAGTACATTTATCCCAAGTGTAATTTGTTAAAATTTGAATTTGATTTTGTGCTAGAACTTCGTTCTTTTGTAGCTGAGGAGTGTCTCCGTACAGTTCTTTTATGACTGCTTGAATAGCAACTAAAGGAAATACAGGAGCAGTAACAACAGTAGTCCAAGTAATACTTGGTACAACGTTACCGGGTGTACCCCAGTTTATTTTATTGTCAGGAATTTTTGTCCAGTTAGGGCTAGCATCGCTTTTCCATTGAATTGCTACAGTAGGTGTTGCCCCTACCTGTCCATTTGTAGCTCCACTTTTACGGCTAAAGCTAACTTTTAAACGACCGTTATCGTTTGTAAGAGCTCCTTGAGTAACAAAGGCACTCTGATTTGCATTTGCATTTGCATTTGCTGTTGTGCTTGTGGTTAATCCAGCAGCTAATCCATTGTTCTCATTAGTGCCGGCATTAGGAGAAACAAGTTGTCCAGCAAAAGTTCCATCAGCACCCGTAGCAACCCAAGTAGCAAAGTTACTGATAGTAGTGGCGTATACTTCAACTATATAGTAAATGTAAAATTTAGTATTTGTTTTGTGGTTGGCAGCAGTAATTCGTGTGTTTTTCATTACGTACTGGGCTTCTAGCCTAGCCTCTTCGTCTTGATAACGCTTAACGTTTGCGTAATAGTATGTAGCCATTAGAGCGCACTTCCAATCTGCTTAAGAACACTACTATCGGTAAGCTTCTTACCAACTAATTTTACTAGACGATCTGCTTCTTGGACACTTCCTTGAGCAATATTTACCTTCATCTGGAGGTTAATAACAACGTTGCTGGACTTAGACCCAGTTGATTGTGCACCACCTAGGTTCATTTCTTGTGTAGGTCCACCAAGATCTTCATTAAAACCTGCAGAGCTTAAGGATGTGGTAAGAGTAGGACTTGATAGCTGTGTTAAATTCTTAGGTTTAAATGCTTTAGTGCGAGCCTTTTTAGCTGCCCAGTGAGACTCTGACCCAATTGCTTTAGGTCCGGCTACTGCAGAAGCTGTTAGGTTTCCGCTAATAGGTGATGCAGGCGCACCACTTAAGTATGGAGCTGGATTAACTTTAACGCCTCGCTCATTAAGAATTTCAAAGTGAAGGTGAGCACCAGTAGAGTTACCTGCACCCGGCTGTCCCTTCTTTCCTCCAGACCTACCAATAACTTGTCCTGGAACAACCTTCTGTCCCTTAGAAACATTTACTTGCGATAAGTGTGCGTAACGAGATGCGGTACCGTCTTCGTGTTTTACTTCAACCCAACGACCATATCCCTTAGCTTCATTTCCCATAAGACTAATTACGCCGTCTGTAACAGCTGTTAAAGCTGTGCCAGATGGAGTACCAAAGTCTATACCTTTATGGTTAGAAGAAATGCCAGGGTTTTGAGAGTTATCTCGTGGACCAAAAGGAGAAGTAATTGGAGTTGCTTTTGGTACAGGACTAGCAAATGGAGTTGGCACCTTATCTTCTTGAGGTCCGCCTACACCTAAGTTACCGTGATCGTGTGGACCACCAGAACCAAAGAATCCTCCAAGACCTCCAAGAACAGATCCTACTACAGTTCCAACACCTGGCATAATCATAGATCCAATAGCAGCACCGGCTCCGGCTCCAGCTAAAGTACTTCCTGTACGAGTTACTGTATTAGAAGTTCCAAGTTTATTTCCTAAAGCTTTTCCGCCCTTACCTACGCCGTATCCTGCAACACCTGCTCCTAAACCTACAGCAGCTGCAGTTCCAGCAGTTGCTAAGCCAGCAGCTAGTCCTGCACCCTTACCTAGAAGTCCAGTAATACCTGCCCCACCAAGTAATCTACTTACTAAAGCTACCTGTAAAATAGTAGATGTAAGGCCTGCTAACGCTCCGGTAAAGCCAGCAATAGCCCCACCCATATTTCCTGCATTAGGAAGAGTTTGTAAAATTCCTTTAAGAGTCATTAAGCCATCGTTAACCGGGCCAAGAGTATCTGCCATAACACTGTAGGCATCGTTAAGGGCTGCAGTACTGCGAAGGGCAACGTTGTATCCGCCAACCAAACCTTCTTCAGTTGACTCAAGTTTTCTATTTTCACTGGAGTTAAATCTAAAATTAGAACGAATAGGGGAGCTTTTATCTACACCCAATACGTCAAGCATTGAATTTGGATCTTTACTTTGCATTGCAGAGCTAAACTTTTTATCGCTACCGGCACTAGCACGAGCAATAATACCTGATTGAATCATCTGCATTAACTGGGCATCGCCGCCAGTAATCTGCTGAAGCGTTGCATAACCCTTACTTCCAGGGTTTAGTACAAGGGCAGCTTGTTCTTTTGTAATCTTTTGCCCACGATACAAGAAGCTATATACATCATTAATAATTTGGTTAGGCGGTTTTAGATTACCTTGACGATCACGAATTTGAACTCCGGCACGTAAGAAGCTCATGCCGTTCATTCCTGCTACGCTAGCAGCAGCCATTTCGTTACTCATACCAGACATAGCACTCATACCACCAATTTGTGACATGATGTTTTTAGAGCTTAATGAGCTAGCGGTATATCCACCTTGGTATGTTAAGTTCATCGCAGCCATGGTTGGACCCATAGCGCTTGTTGCTCCGCCACCTACTTGACGGTTAGCCTGCATGATTGCTTGGCGAGAAGACATACCGCTAAGACCAGCATAGGTGTCTGCACCCATGCGTTGGGTAACTGCAGCCATAGTGTTAGGAGCAACAGC